ATTTGAGACAGTGCTTGCCCACTCAAATTCCGCACAATTCTAATATCAACCTTTGATACTCGTTTTTTACGCACTCCTACTCAAGTGCATCACGCAGTTCTTCGATACTTACTTTGCCGGAAGACCAATATGAGAGTTGTTTTTAATTATCAGTGTGTAGGCATATGTGATCACCGTTTGTGCACCAGCGATATAATAGTTACTCATCCTGGTGCATCGATAATACCGACCATGCGTCTTGATCGTTATAAGGATGGAGTACAACGTAATTCTATCGAAATGATGCGAGAGTGGCAACTTCTAATTGTTAAGAGGTATGCTATGCATGATAATGAGGTTGTGGCGCTTCTGGACGAGAATTTTACGGCTGGAGTTGCGTTGTTAATGCAATCTTATTACGCGGAGAATCAGGATCTAATTCGAGCCCCCTTTCTATCGGGTAGCAATATCCGGGTAGAACCGCGGGTTGATCCTAGTGTGTTGCATCGAGCCGTGCTAAATACGGACGCATTTTACTTGTCGAGTTTACTCCCAGGAGTTGACCCTTCGAAGTATTTATGGCGTAGCCCGGCTGATGACATTCACCAATCTCCCCCTGGTCAGGTACCAACTCTCTTCTCTATGGCTTTGAAGAAGTTGTCTCTTTCTCATTACGTCTTTGGTACTAATTTTGGGCATCCTTATTGGGTGCATACCAATGAGCGGTTCGATGAGAAGGATTATAAAACGGCGTTTGACGATTTTAACGTTAACAACGTGCCTAGAGGTCCTAATCATGAGTATTTGATGCGGCTTGTTCCTCGAGCCCTCAATATGCTCTATGATATTTTAGGGACACGACACGCGTTTAAGTCGTTGACTTTCACATATAATCCAGCCCGAATTATAACAGAGATGCGATTAGCGACGTCATCAGGAATTCGACCTGGGCCTTTATCGACAGTTAAGATGGTCGGGACGGATCGTGTAACAGTAGGAACGAAAGGACCGAAGATGTTACAAGTCTCGGCTGCCTTGAAGTCTCATATAGACTGGGTGAAATCTACTCGTCGTCTGGAGAGAGTAAAGATACCGAATTATAATGTCCATCGTTTGAAAATTGAACGTCGTATGAAGTATGGTGGCGTGGTTTCGGATTTGGAGAAGTTGCATCGAAAGAAGCGAGTTTTCTTTATTCCGGGATTGGAGCACGTTATTCATGGAATGTGGCTAAATAAAGACCGGATGTTGGTTGAGCGTGGCAACACGTTCAATATTGGGCGTCCTTGGTGGCATGGAGGAGCATTGCAGTTTGCGCAGCACATGTGCTATAATATTCCAGGTATAGAATGGTCTTCGGGCGATTTTGTACATCATGATAAGCACATAGTGGATTGGTTGTTGATGATCTGGCAGTGTTCTAATGCTGTGTATTATGACTTTGAGAGTATGTCGGAGCAGGATCGTTTCTTGTTTGTACAAGCGCATGGCGAGGCCTTATTCAATATGATCGCAAAACCAACTTTGCATTTGAATGGTTTGTGGTCGATAATTATGGGAGCCCTTTATTCGGGAGGCCCTGAGACGTCTCCGTGTGGCTCGTGGTGCACGTTGTTTATGTTCTGTTTGTTCTTGATTCATGTGATGGACAATAATCCGGGAATACGTAAGAAGATGCTCCGAGCCATTATTGCGGGTCTTATAGCGATTGGAATATATGGAGACGACCATTTGTACTGCTATCCTGAAATTTGGAGTAGGCTTTTGCGAGAAAGTGCCTTCGCCAAGTTCCTTAATAAGTATTTTGGTTGTATCATACAAGACGCCGAGACGTATTCTAGTTTTTTTACTACGTTTGATAACTTTGGTCGAGTTTTATATAAGGGCCCTAATTTCCTTAAACGACAGTTTGTACGAGGAGACGAGTCCAAAGGAGAGCCGGCAGTCTTGCCTTTTAAGGCGACGTCGGAGACTATTGGCCGTCTATTTGCCCCCAAAGGCCCAACTCTGATCGACTCCCTTTTGTCGTCTTTTGGTCAGGCGTGGGATACTATGTTCACGAATCGCTTTGCGTACGACCTATGCGCAAAATATTTCCATGAGTTGGCCCGTTCGTATAGTGGATCGTCACAGCAATTGTTTGAAGAACTTAAGAGTCATCAGAATAATACAGATTATGAGTCATTTGCAAAAAAGCTTGAACTTACAGAAGTTGCAGATCTTTACTCAAATTTTCCTGACTATGATAAGTGTCGTAAGTTAATGCACACTATAGATGAGCGAGTCATAGATTTTAGTCGCAATTTAACGGATCGTCGTGCAGCCAATTTCGGCGATGTAATTAATTTTTAGTTGATG